TACATAGCACCCGCCCATACCTGCCAGTCTGGCCCGGGAGGCCAGCAGCTGGCCGTACTGAGTGGCGTTCAGGTCCCCCCAGTCCGCGGTGGCTTTGGTCAGGGCATCAGTGTCGAAGGTCACACTGTCCTGGCCCAGCTTGGCGGAGGAGACCACGCCCACCAGTGCGCCGGCAGCCGCCGCCTCAGCGGGAGTCTCGCAGTTCTCAGAGCAGGTACGCAGGAACAGCGTAGCGTAGTGAGCAGTGTACAGACCACAGGCATAGCGCCAGTTGTCCAACCACTTATCCGGCTGAATAGCGGCGTTAGCCTGGCATATAAACTCGTCCAGGTGAGGACAAAGGGGCTCTGTTCCCTTTGTGAAGAACTGAGGGAAATCTCTTGCAAACAGGTCCAAGGTATAGCGCCCGGCAGAGCGTCCGATGTTGGCGGCGGACTCCCGCACGCTCTGAAACTGCGGCTTACCGGGCATCAAGGTGCCTCCTGCCCAGCGGGGGCCGCGGGAGGAGCCGCTTCCTCCTTGTCCGGCTTGGCGGGTTTACGGGGCTTCTTCGGTTTCCCGCTGTCGGAGAGAACGATTTTCCCATCTGCCGCCAGCGCCTTAAAGTAAGCGGTCTTACCCACCCAATCAGGGACCTCGCCTACGAAGTCCTTGGCGATGGAAACGTCTTCCCGGTCCTTTCCGCCGGGGATGATAATGTTTCGCTTGGATACGATAAACATAGACGCCCTCCTTAAATGCCATCGTAATACCGGATGGTTTGGGGATAGAATACCTGTACCTCGGAAAGATTTGCCATATAAGCGGTGTCGTAGCAGACCTCGGCGGCGTTGGGGGAGGTCATAATCCGGCTGAGCGGAACCAACTCGTCGAGCTTGACGAAGCGCTCATTGTTCACATAGACCGCCATGCGGTCCGTGCCGCCGGTGCCCGCGCCCTTGCACCACCGGACTGCCCCGATGTACAGGGAGCCGCCGTTTTTTACGGCGACGTTGTTCTTCAGGATGTAGTCCAGGATGGTCTCCGCTGCCAACTCCGTCACAGGCGTGTTGAGGATGTAGGCGTACTGCTCATAGGGCAGCAGGATATGGTTTGGCATGGCGCTTGAATCGTACTCTGCCGCCGCCCAGCCGGCGATGACGGCCTTGTTGACGTCCTCCAGAATCTGCCTGGGGGTCTTGTCTTTCCATTTGGTGGAGGGCGCCGCGGCTCCGTTGCCGTCCACGGAGGTTTCCGTCGCGTCAGGATTGTTGAGCAGGCCCGTGGTGCTGTAATCGCTGAGACCCAGGTAGACGTTCTGGTCCATATGCTTGTCATAGGCCATTCTCATGCCATCCTGAAGCAGCTGGTCCAGGGAGCGGCCGATGAAGCCCGCTTTCTGCATGTCCACGAACATCACCCGCAGGGCGGCGGCAAAGATGTGGGCTTTGAAAACGCCCTTGTCCATGTTGGCCTGGACGATGGGCAGGGTGTTGGCCCCGCCCGCGTGGACGGGCCCATTCCCGGAGCCGCCGGTGATGCCGTAGGCCACGTTCATGGCGGATACATAGTCCACCCAGCCGCCGCCGGTCTGAACTACGATGTCCCGTGGATAGGTGACGCTGGTCAGGGGCTTTCGGACCAGCGGGTCCCGCTTTTCCAGTTCGCTGACCAGAAATGCGCCGCCGGATGCAACCCCTGCCGCATCCATGGTGGGAACGGGCATCCCGCCGCCGGGCAGGGCCGCTTTGCCGCCGATCATTCCGGCGTTGTAGGTGCCGACATTCTGAAACATACGTTCTTCCTCCTTTACGCGTTCCGCATGGTCAGGATACGAAGCTCCGCGATGCCGCTGGAATCGGCGGGCCCGGCCCACTGGCAGTTGTCCAGCGCCGCAGCGCCGTCGCTGGAGGCGGCCTCAAATCCGCCGGCCAGGGCGGCAGGGATGTTTTCGTCGGTGCTCAGCCGCACATAGACGGTCCCGCCCAGCTTGGGCGTCCCATTCTGGCAGCGCACATTGATACTGCCCCGCTGGAAGACGCTGACGGCCTCGCCGGGGGCATAGCCGCCCATCCCCTGGTCCAGGTAGCTCAGAGCGCTCTTGAGCTCCCTGGCGGCGATGCCGGCGAAGTCCTCCGCCTTGTCTCCCGTGTCCATAGGAACGACGGCCCCATCAGCGTCGTACTTCAGCGCCGCGCCGAAGGGAATCGGCTCCGCGCCTCCGGCGAGACGGGTGCTCACGATCATATCCGGCTGGCGGGCGTAGCTTCCGGCAAAGCCGTGTGGCATCTCGCCGCCAATCGTCTGGGGATTCATACTCATATCTCACGCCTCCTTCTTGTTTTTGTGGGGATTGCGGGCATAATACTCCGCCTGCTGCTCCTGGCAGATTTTCTGATAATCCGGCTTGACGTCACCGGCGGCCTTGCGGGCGCTGGATGCGGCGGCCTGGTTGATTCGTTCCATGATGCCGGGGGTCTCTAGGGAACCCAGTATGGCGTCCACCACCCTGGCCCGCTCCGCCCCGTCGGTAATGCCCGCGACGGCGGGACGAAGGTGCTTGAGCAGTTCAAGCGCGGCGCCTCCGGAGGCGGCTTCCTGGACCTCGCCGGCGGAGATGGTCACGGACGGAGCACCGGAACCTCCGCTGCCGGACAGCCGCTCGATCGCGCTGTCAAGAGTGCTCTCATCGCTGAGCGGCCTGGCCTTGGTTTGGAGGGAGTCCAGCATCTGGAGGACCTTGTCCAGTTTCTCCGACAGCGCATCCACCACATTGGATGATTCCTCAGGAACGTCACCGGTTGCGGGCGGATTCTCCTCCGGCGCGGGTGCGGCATCCGGTACTTCCTCAGCGGACGCAGCGGGCTGTCCGCCGGCAGCGTCTAGTGCGCTGGCGGTGGTGGTTACCATCGCGTTCAGCTCCTCCGGGCTGGCGTCCTTTGCCGCCTTGCCAAAGGCGGTCAGGACCGATTTCCAAAATTCAGACATTGTTTGCCTGCCTTTCTCCGCCTTTCCGGCGGCGTCTTGAATCGCGATCTCGCGGCCCGCCCGGCCCCTGGGGACCACGGCCACGTGATTGCCTCTGATATGAGTTTGCCGGTATCCGGTCCCGTCAGGGGTGTAAACACACAAGTATCCGCAAGATACCTCCCGCTTGACGCGGCTGCGGACCTGCGAGGCCAGCACCGGGTCGTTGATGTAGAGGTCCGCGACGATGTGTTCTCCCTCACGGCGGACGTTTTGAACGTGGCCTCTGGCGTAGGCAGAGAAGTTTTCCGGGCCCACGTTCTCCGGCGGATGCCCGTCGGTAACGGGCTTGCCCTCGAAGCTGGCGAGGGCAGCTTCCTCAAAAACGTCCTCCGGACGGCGGTCCACTTCGACAATCTGACCCGGATCGCCGTCAGAGGAAATTTCGCTGGCTAAATACTGCTGCTTCCCGGTGCGGGCGATGGGGACGTTGCGGCAGATTAGATACCCCTCCGCCGTCTCTGTCTGGTTAGGGCTTAGCTCATGGCCGTAGTAGGCCAGCATAATTCATCACCTCATTTGTCGGCTGATTTGCTTCGCGAACCTGTTTTTCCATTCTTTGTACCTGGCATCGCCGCTCGACTTGCCCGTCTTCAGGTCTTTGACAGCATATTTATGCTTTCGGAAGGTCTGGAAGGTTTTGGGAACCTGATCTCCCAGCGCAGCACGGTATTTCTCCCATTGGCGGTAATCCTCCAGCCATCGCCGCCGGGCGGCCTCTTTCTTCCGATATGCTTCCCGCTGCTTCTCCGTCCGGGGGTCCCGGCCGAAGGGATTTTTCTTCGGATTCGAGAAGTCCTTGATTTTCTGAATTTCCTTCGCCGTCCGCCCCGCCGGGGTCCAGGGGACAATGGCGTGGAGGCAGTTGGGGTGGATGTTCAGCCAGGTGTTGGAGAGATCGTCCGGCCCATCAGGGTTCACCTTTCCGAACGCCGCTGACAGGGGAGGGAAATCCGGATTTGTCCCGCTTTTGGAATAAACCCGTCCCTCGTAAGGGGCGCACAGGGCGCAGGTGGTGCCATGAGCGCTGATCTTGTACAGGTCGTGTTCCGGGTCAGCGGTGAGCAGGGCCGCAACCTCCGCCTGCCGGCTGGTGGTTCGGGAGACCATCGCGCCGTAAGCATGTAAGCGCCATCGCCGCCCTGCCTTGTCCACAAAGGCCGTCACGCCCTCCCGCTGCAGAGCCTCCACGAAGTCCGGCAGGGCTTTGTACGCACCCCGGCCCGCGGCCTGCTGTAAGGCAGCCTGCTCCAGGCCCACGCGGCGGAAGATGTCCGGCTCAACCCGCCCGATCAGGGCGTTTTGAAGCCCTGCCAGGGCTGTGGCTGAGGCTTCGGCAATTTCCCCCATCAAATTCATCGTCAGCCGCTGAACCACGTCTGACTGCTCCGCCGTCAGTATCCGGGCATTTTGATAGGCCGCCAGGTGCTTCTCCGGGGTCTCCGGGACCTCCAGGGGCTTGCGGGCCTCCGGATGATGGACGTAGAACTGCGTCTCAATCATCCGGGGAACATATTCCCAGCAGTCGGATTCCAACCCGCGGAGAATTGCCTGCACACGCTCCAGCGCCGCCTCGGTGTGATAGTCCACCAGCCCCAGAGAGCGGAGCCGTCCGATCTCGTTGATGATATCCGTCTCCGCCTTCAGAAAGAGGGCGATGAGCTTTTGCAGCTCCCGCTCAGGCGGTCCGGGTTTCAGCGTCGGCATCGGGTTTTCCTTCATCCTCATACTCCAGATACTCTAACCCCATCTGCGGGTCCCGAATGGCTGTCACATCCTGACAGGTCTTCCCGGCACCGGCGGCAATTTCCTCGTCGGTGATACTGCCGAAAAGGCCCGTTTCCTCCGACAGTTTCCTCAGTTCCCGCATGGCCGTATCCGCATGGAGAAGCCCCGCCTGGAAGGCGTCCCGGATGGCCTGGGCCTTCTCTTTCGCAATTTCTGCCAGTTCCCTCGCCGTCGGCGTCCACAGAGGAGGGAAGGCAATGTTCAGATCATCGGGGACGCCGCCCCAGGCGGAGGCGCACAGCACCGGCAGCACCTGGTCCAGAATGTCCCGGAGGCGGCTCTCCCGCAGGGTGTCGATATACTCATAGTAAGTCTTGAGGTCGCTCTCACCGGTGGCGTTCAGCCCGGCAGGGGCGCGGCCGAAGAGCCTTGTCAGCGGGATGTGGGTCTTGGCACTGAGGTTTAGCTGCGCACCCTCAATCACATAGTCGAAGCCGGTAAAGGCATACTGCGTGTTGTAGACCTTGTCGCCCCGGTTTACCAGCTGCAGCCCAAAGTTAGAGCGGAGGACGCTCTGGGCCTGCATAGTGTTCCAAAAACGCCGCTGGGCGTCTTTCGAGGTAATGGAGAACAGCTGGTCCAGATTCTGCACTTCCATGGTGTCCAGATTGGCCCGGAAGGTCAGATTTCCCATGTTGTGCATGATGCTGTCATAGAGGACGATGTCGTCATAGATGGGTTCGATGTCGGATTCGCCCCAATAGAGCTCGGCGATCCGTTCCAGATAGGGGAGCATTCCGCCGGTGAAGCGCACGATGCGGGAGTAATGGACCCGGGCGGCCAGGCTGCTCTCCGCGTCGTTGATGGCGTAGTATTCCGGCACCAGCCGTCCCCGGTGAAATACCAGTTTTTCCTCCGGAGTGACGCCGCACCAGCGGTCGAAAATCTGAACGCCCTCAAAGGTCCCGGGAAGAACGGCACTGAGAACCTGTATTCATAACCGGGGAATGTCGGCTGGGCGAGGGATTTTGCCTCCAATCGAGGCAAATTTTTTCGGCGGGCTGACGCCCGGCGGAAAAATTTAACGAAGAGTGGGGA